ACAAGTGCTTCCTGATCTTCGCGACCTGATTCCATAAACTTAAACTCTAATTCGCGTGGCATTCCGAGAAAATTATAAGAGAGGTTTGTAATCATGCGCGCTATCCATGTCGCTAATGGAATTGCGCCAATTACTTCTGAGGACTCTGCTTGGCCTAATTGGAAACCAGCGCCGCCTAAACCGCCGCGAGGGTTAAATCCAATTTCGCTCGGCAATACTCCAAAGTGACCGCAAATACTATTTACTAGATATTCGTCTAGCGTGTCCTTAAATCTCTCGCCGTATCCATCGTACTGAACTGGCTTCATGCCAGCCGGAAGTAGGCGAACGCGCTTGCGTTGGTTTGTTTGACCAGCCAAATCGCTATTAAAGATGTTTTCATAAGCGCGTAGCAAGTCTGGGTTATTGCCAAATGTGGAATCTGTTTCCATCATTAGTTCCGGCGTAACTCCATCTGTGTATTCTGCGCGAAGCCATTGCTGGCGGCGTAAATAAATGTCTGCGAGTGGCAACGATCTTTCTACGGGGCTGTATCCATAAACGCTAGTAGTTCTGCGGTTGCGAATCATGTAAGCCAATTCATCGCTAGTAAATTCGCCATCTGCCTCTTCTGTTTCCGTTGGCGCGGTGAACTCTGAGCGAGGAAATCCATAAAGGATTTGTTGAAATGCTGGATATGGTGGAAGTGGCCTCATGCCTCTATCGTCAATAAGCGGTTTAATCGTTGAGCCATCTAGTATTTGTAAGCCCATTAAATTGTCGCCTACTGTTTTGAGTGGCCAGACTGCCCAAGCATCTAATACAAGGATTTCTTCTAGTGCGATATTTAACCAGTCATTAAATAGTAATCCGTTTGGAGCATCTGGCTGTTCCCAAAATTGGCGAGCGCGTGAAATTTCATCTGTGTATTTTGCGCGAGCGGTTGTCATTGCGCGAACATGACTGCCGCCGATTTCGCTAATAATTTTCTCAGCCGCATCTTCCGCTAAAACAATATCCCACTCTAGGCCGATAATTTTTGCTTTCATTACTTCAACACAACGGCGCAAAATATCTATCTGGTCTGCCGCCGCTCTTAGTGTCTTAAATGGAACTGGTCGCGTTTCTGTGACATTTATGTTTTGCGCAACTTGATATTCATAACGGCGTGGGTCTGGTCTGCCTGTTTCTGGATTAGGTGGGTTAATCGCGCCTGGAACGATCGGCATACCTGGCGAGAATGGAACTGTCGGCGTAATTGGATTTCTTTCTAACCCCGCTGTTTGGCCATAACCCATATTCGTTACTTGTTGCATCTGGGTTTCTGTCATAGTTACTGCGCCAACAGGCAGATTCGGTGCTTTAACGATTTCTTTCGCTACTCGCTCGGCGAACCTGTCAATTAAACCCATAATCGCTCCTAAACTAACGCCGCCCCGCATGAGGAACAGATACTCGCCGTTTTTAATGACGGCATTCCGCACTTCTGGCAAAAGTTTGCCATACTCGCCAGCGCAATCATACTACTTCCGCCCGTCATTAACTCGGTCAAAGCCCAGACTAACGCATCTAATCTATCTGGCGAATCGGGATTATCGGGTGTCCATAAGATCATTTGATCTTCTAATTGTGGGAACACCCCTGCATGATGAACTCTACCCTGTTCGTAAAGAGAAGACACGGGTTCTGCGCGAACTCTCTTGCCGCGTGTCGCTGAAACTTTCTTTACCGCAACCGAGGGATTAACTGTCTGGAGAAGCATAACTACCATGTCGCCACCGTTATTAGTTTCGGCAACTACTTTATCTGCCTTCCACTCTTCGTATTGGCCTATGGCTACCCGCGCCCAATGATCAGGCGTAGTTCTCAGGCTTTTGTCTGCCAAAATGTAATAGTGTCCATCGCCAGTCATGCCCGCAACTACAATTCCAGTTTCGTCTGATTCCTCGCCGCTCGTAACGGCGGGGTCTATGGCAACAACAATTCTGACTAAACTTGGTACTAAATCTGGTGCTACTCGGTAATCGTCAATAATACGCCGTGTCCATAATGCGCCCTCAACATCGTCAAGCAATTCTCCATAGAGTTCCTGGCGACCGATTCGCGTACCGTGATAACGCGCTTGTAGTTCTATAAGCGCCGCCTGAGATAAATTACTAGCGTTGTCGAATGTAGAACCTCGCGTGACATGAACCGAATTATCTGTTCGCCCTATCCATTCACGCAATACACGAATAGGTTTTGGCGTAGTGGTAACTACCGCTCTGGGTTTTTCTCCAATACGCAAAGCAGGGGCAATACCTTCTACCCAGGACTCATAGGGATAACGCCATTTCGCAATCTCATCGGCCCACACGCCAGAGAGGTTAAATCCGCGACCAGCATCAGGATTATCCGCGCCAAACATGTGGATACGCTGGCCGTCATTCAGAACGATCTGCCAAGCAGAGCGGTTATAAACAAAATGCTGGCCGTTGCGTAATCCTCTGCGTTCCAGAACTCTCACAATACCGCTAGGGCCTTCCACGCACATAACGCGAGTATCTCCAAAAGTTTCTCCGATAATCGCCCATTCAGTAGGCGCGCCATCTGGGGCTTTTGGGTATTTAAGGACTTGCTCTACTAACCACTCAGCGCCCGTTCTAGTTTTACCCCAACCGCGACCAGCGAGAATAAGCCAAACTGACCAGTCACCCTCAGGCTCTTGCTGTTCCGGCCGACCAATAAACCACCAAGGTTTTTGGATAATTTCTTTGCGTTGCGTTTCATCTAGTCTGAGAACATACTCTTCTTGTTCCTGAGCCGGAAGCGAGCCTAAATACTCTTGTAGGCTGAGGGCCACTCTATTGCTCCGAAGGTTTAGACTTTTCGCGAATGATCTCTAGTAACGCGGCCTTCGTGTCTATTGCGACATTTATAGGCTGGCCATCTGTACCCGATAACTCAACTCGTTCATGGCGGCCCCACTTTTTAGGATAGGCCCTTTCTAAGAACCACGCTGAGGCTCTCCAGTCTGGCTCAATACCTTTCTCGCCTGTTTCTGAGTTCCCAGGTTTTCCTTGCCCCGCTTGTTGAACTACCTGGAGATTACGCATTTCTGCGACTGCCCGCGCTTTCTCAATAGCGTCTAAAAATTCCAAATATTTCTTTCTAGCATTAGGTTTCTGGGCCTCAGCCAGCCAATAATAAAACGCGGCCTTACTGATACCGGCATAGGCGCAAGCGGTTTCTACATAATTACCCTGAGCCAATACGCTTGTGAGGCGCTCTGTAACCTCTGGGGTTATCTTGTCCTTCCTTCCTCGTCTTGCCATTAGAACGCCCAGTTCTTATCCGCTAATAGGTCTTTGCGTAGGAATGTAATTTCCTCTGAGCAATGAGGGCATGGGATAGTTAGTTTTGGCTCGCGCTCTCTTTGCTCGCTGGCCTCTTGGAATCTGCGCTCTAGGTCTGCCGCGATTTCCTCAATACTCTCTTCTGCTTTGAGGGCTGTGGCTTTTGCGAAATCTGGGTCTAATTGAACATCTGGGAAAAAGACATTTAACACTTCTGGGTCAGAAAACTCTTTGAGTTCCAGATTTAGGTCTGGTGTCCAGGTTGCGTATTCGCTTGTGCGGTTATCTATAATGCGAAACTCTTTAGCCTTCTTTTCTGAAAGGTCTGTAATAATTACTGGCACTTCGTCATAACCTAGTTCTTTCAGCGCCCTGTATCGGGTGTGGCCCGCAATAATGGTCAATTTAGTATCCACAACGATCGGGGTGACATACCCGTATTCCTCAATGGACTTCTTGACTTTCTCCACCGCTACATCATTTTTACGCGGGTTGCGCCAATATGGAACTATGGTGTCAAGCCTGAGGTTCTGAATGTTCATTCTTTTCTCGCCAATCCCTTCGCACTTTGAGTTGTTTATCTGTTTCCCACGCCAGGCCGTAAGAAGCGTTCTCAAATAACTTCGCAAAACCCGTAACATACTTTAATCGCGCCAATTCTTCCGCTTCCAGGCCCACTTCTGCGCAAATCTGCCCATCTGTGGCCCCATTTCGTAACATATTGAACACTATTTGACCCATTCCCGCAACTGAGTGTTTTCCTCTGGCTCGGTTATGGCGAATTGTGGCGGCCATGCGGTCGTTTATGTCTTTATCAATCACAACGATAGGG